TTTTTGAAGGGGCATTTTTCCCAACTTTAGTAAATGATAATCCAGTAAAAAATAATTATGATTTAAATAAACATATTATATTAACTGGTCCAAACGCAGCAGGAAAAACTACATTATTAAAAACTATTATTTTCAATATTATATTATCACAACAAATTGGGTGTGGGTTTTATTCTTCTGCGAAAGTAAATCCTTATGACATTATTCATTGCTATATTAATATTCCCGATACTTCTGCTAGAGATAGTCTTTTTCAATCGGAAGCGAGGCGATGTAAAACAATTTTAACAAAAATAGAGGAACCGCAACAGTTAAATAATATAAACTCTGCGGAAATAAATAAAATAAGACATTTTTGTATATTTGATGAGTTATATTCAGGAACGAACCCTTATGAAGCAATAGGGAGTGCTTACTCATTTTTAAAATATTTAAATAAATATGATAATGTTACATTTATGTTAACAACACATTTTTTAGACTTATGTAAAAGATTAGATTGTGAAGAAAAAATTTTGAATTGTAATATGAAGATTGAAATTAATAATAATAATAATCATCAAGATTTTATTTATACCTATAAATTACAAAATGGAATTTCAGATATAAAAGGCGGCATTAAGGTATTAAAAGATTTAGCGTATCCGTCTGAAATCATTGAAAATACAAAAAAAGTAATTAATGAATGTAAATTATAAATAATATAATAAGTTAAAATAAGTATTAAAAATATATCTTCATTTGTTAATAATGAAAATTCTTGGAGTTGAAATAAAACAAACAATTGTTACTGTGCTATTATGTGGAGCAATTGCATATTTTTTCCATAAAAAGATCCAGTATATTGAGCGGTCTATTATGAAACAAAATCAAGTTCTTTCGTCATTTATTGCGAATGTTCAAAATGAATTGAGAAATCAAGGAAATAGCAATAGTGCTTCTTTACTATCACAAAATAGTAATAGTTTAGCATCGGATGAAGCATTATTAGCAGTTTCTGAATTAGAAAATAAATTGATTGAAGTATCAGATGATAGCGATAGTGATGATGATGATGATGATGATGATGATGATACTGATGATACTGATAGTGATAGTGAAAGTGAAGATAAAGAGAAAAAATTAAATAATATTAAAATTATTGATTTAAATAATATTGAAAATAATGCGATAAACCACGTAAATGAATCATTTATTGAAGTAACAGAAGTAACCGAAGTAACAGAAGTAACCGAAGTAAATGAATTGATTAATCTTTCGGACCTTCTACATTTAGAAGAAGTTGAAATAACTACTTTACAAAAAAATCATGATAGTGTTAGTGATAGTGGTAGTGATAGTGATAGCGATAGTCAACATGATAGTGAAGGTTACGTTGAACCTGGAGGTGAGGGTAGAGGCGATGGTGAGGGTCAGGGCGAGGTTGAAGTTGATTGTGAAGATAAAAAAAAGGATAAAGACTTTATAAAAAATATAATAAAAATTAATAAAACCGCAGATACAAACAATGAAAGTGTAAATAAATTAAAGGTAGATGATTTAAGAAAAATGATAGTAGACAAGGGACTTTTGACAAAAGAAGAAGCAAAACAACTTAAAAAACCAGAAATGCTTAAATTGTTAAGTCCTTAAATTATTTTTTATTCTAACCCTATTATAATAAATGAGTTGGGCAACATGTTATACTGCTTCTAATAATATCCATTTTGATTATCCACCAATTATGGCGGATGGGCGAAATTATGCGTCGTGGCAACCTGGCGCAATTATGAATGAAAAAATACGAAATGATGCCGGTATTAAATCAAATTGGCAGTATCGAAAATATTTATCAGAAAATGCTGATGAAATCATTAAATATAATCAGTTAGGAGCGTGCAATGAATGTTGTGAAGGATTAGCAAGATATGGTAATAGTGAACAAGCATCTAGTAATAGTCAATTTTTATATAAATCTGCCTTAGAAAAATCACAACCATTTGGTTATGAAAATAGCGATTTAAAAAATAATTATGTATCTAAATTTCAATTACAATCTAGAATGGTAACCCCTGTTATAACTCAGGCACAACTTCTTCAAGAAGGTTACCAAAAAAATAAGTAAGTAAAATAATATAAAAAAATAATATAAAAAAATAATATAAAAAAATAATATAAAAAAAATAATATTAAACCTTAAATAGTATCTAATATTATCATTGTAATAATTATTAAGAAATGCAAATTATAAGTATAGATGTAGGCATTAAGAATTTAGCATATTGTATAATTGATATTAACAGAACCACTGATAAATCTGATAATGAATATAAAATAATTAAATGGGATTCAATAAATTTATGTGGGGAAGATATAAAATGTATAATTCTAACTGAAAAAGGAATGATATGCAATCATAAAGCAACCTATTCAAAAAATAATATTAATTATTGTCTACTTCATGCTAAAAAGAGTTCTTATATATTGCCAACCAAAGAAATATCTATTCCTTCTATTAAAAAACTGAAATTAGATAATTTAATTTCTCTCGCGGGTAAATATAATATTCATTTAAATGAGAATAATAAAAAGGATATTATTTTAAAAATAATAATAGATTTTATTTCTCTTCATACATTTGATACTATTGGTAAAACAACAGCGAATCAATTAGATTTAGTAACAATTGGAATTTCTATGAAAAACGAATTTGATAAAATAATGCCATCAACAAATATTCACCATGTTATAATCGAAAATCAAATAAGTCCTATTGCGAATCGTATGAAAACAATTCAAGGGATGATTGCTCAATATTTTATTATGAAAGATATTCAACAGGTTTCATTTATATCGGCAATGAATAAACTGAAATCATTTACAGTAAATAATGAAAAAACCGAATATAAAGACAGAAAAAAAATGGGCGTTACTATAACATCAGGAATTTTAGATTTTTATAATAATAACGAGTGGTTATATTTTTTCAAAGGACATAAAAAGAAAGACGACTTAGCAGATTCTTTTTTACAAGGAATATGGTTTTTACAAAATCAATATAATTTGAAAATTGAATATAAATATAATTCATTGTAAATATATTAATATATTAATATTAATTGCGGATAACTTAAAATTAAATCATATTATAATACCATAATAATCAATGGACGGAATTATTGATATTAATAATTTGGAAGATGTTTCTGTAATTAATATTGGTGAATCTAAAAGATCTAATTATAATTATAATTCTAGTTCAAAACCATCTGTAAATTTTGGAAGTGGTGTTGAATTATTAATGAATGAAAAATTAAAAAATGATGGTTCAAAAAAGTCAAATGGAGATATAAATTTAGACGATATCACCGATTTAGAAGACCAATTAAATGACCTTACTTTTGAAAGAAAAAATACCAAAACATATCACAAATCAAGCGTATTTAATTCATCTTCTAATAATGATTCAGGAATAAAACTTAATTTTGATAACGATGATGTTGATGTTGATGTTGATGTTGATATGAACGACGTTCACGACAATAGTAAGTATTATAATAATGATAAACAAAAAAATGCTCCTACAATTGGAGTTGCAACGTCAAATGCTTCGTATAATGATAAAAAAACATGGGATGGATTTGGAAAATTTAATAATATACCGATAGATCCTGATATGAATTTAGATGAAGGTCGAAAATTATCACAAGATGAATTATTAAGAGAAAAATTTAAGGTTTTAAGAAAGTTAGAAGAAATAGAACGAAAAGGTGCTACTTTGACAAAAAAGTATTCAATGGAATCATCATTAGAAGAGATGAAAGGTGAATATGAAATGATTATTTCTGAAAAGGAACAATCAAATAGTTGTAAATTTCAAGGTCGAATGCTTATGGCAGCTGTTACTGGATTAGAATTTTTGAATAATCGGTTTGATCCATTTGATATAAAAATAGATGGTTGGTCTGAACAACTTAACGAAAATATCGGTGATTATGATGAGATTTTTGGAGAATTACATGAGAAATATAAATCCAAGGCCAAGATGGCGCCTGAATTGAAGTTATTATTCCAATTAGGGGGGTCTGCAATTATGGTTCATATGACTAATACGATGTTTAAATCTGCTATGCCAGGTATGGACGATATTATGCGTCAAAATCCGGACTTAATGCATCAGTTTACACAAGCAGCAGTTAATAGCATGAGTGAAACAAATCCGGGTTTTAGTGGATTTATGAATAGTGCTATGCCGGGCGCGAACCGTTCACAATTCCCTCCGCCTGCCGGAATGTCAACTCAACAAACAAAAAGTCAGCGCGCATCAATGCCGCCGAACAACCGCCCAGATATGTCACAAGCAAGAGGGGGAAATAATGATGGTATGAGTATTAATCAGCAATATGGAAATGTTGGAAGTGAATCGGCAGAAAGGTCTAATAGACAACAACGACCTGAAATGAAGGGTCCTTCTGATATATCTGATTTATTATCTGGATTAAAAACCAAGACTGTTAATATTCCTCAACATCAAAATAAACAAAATATAAATATTAGTGGTAGTGGCATTAGTGAAATTTCTGATTTTAATGTAGAAAAAATACAGACATCGTCACAAATGTTTAAAGAACAACCACTCAAAACTAAACGCAAACAAAAAAGTGATAAAAACATCATAAGTCTTGATATTTAATAAAATGAATATTTAAAATTTATACACCAGTTTCTTCTGAATTTAATAAAATTATAGAATTTTTATTTAATAATTCAGAATAAACACTTTCAATTATATCATTTGGTAAGGTAGGTTCTAAATTATCTATGATTTCGCCTTTAGTAGGAAATCGTTTCTTTTCTTTTTCAAAAAATGTAATAAATTTTTCTATTGTTTCTTTATTATTCTTTTGTTCAATTACTTTTTTAGCGATATTAGTCATAACAGGATTAACTGATAAACACTTTTTTTCTGGTTCTTTGCGTTTATATAAATAATTTGCGGTTGTTTCAATAGTTCCACAAATTTCAGGTTTTTTCAATTCATTAAATAATTTTTGTTTTTTTGTTAAATTAATTTCATTTCCTGATGTGTCATAATTTGGTTCTCCTCCCGAAAAGGTATTCATAAATGACTGTATAACATGATTCGCCAAAGAAGGACTTGTTTTCGATTAACCTGTCAAATTCTTCTTAGAATGTTTCAATAAAAGCACTACATCTGAACGTTCATTCGGCGATTTTGATATTTCAATCTTAACATTACGATAAAATTTACCCCAAGAAATAGAACTAACACGGTGCGCTTCATTTAATTCTGTTATTTTTAAAAACTGTTGAATCGTTGTTAAAATTCCAGCAATCAAATTAATCGTACCTATAATCATTGTAGCTAAATTAAGATATTCAGAAGGAATACGATCTTGAGCAAAATTCGCGGTTCCAGTTAATGTGCTCATAATAATTACTGGAATGGTAAACCAAGTATTTTTTCTTCTATATTCACGGTGTGATTTTTGATGTAACCATTTATAGCATAATGCTTTATCTGCCCAATCAATTATTATTTGCTCATGTTCCTCAGTCCAGGTAACATATGTATTATCATTAGTTGAAGATAATATTAATTGTTCTTCATTTGTTGTTATAGAACCCATATATTAATATAATATAATATAATATATTATAATATAATATAATGAATGATACTCTTCATATTTCACCGATTAAAACTAATTTTACTTATATAAAAACAATGCGTTCTAATATAAGTAAAATATTTTCAGAGATTGAATCTAAAATAACCGCATTGACATATATATATATCGAACTTATTAGAACACACAAAAATATTGATTTCACATTTGGACTTGATTCATTTCATTTTCAAAACAAATTAATTGAATTAGAATATGAAAATATTAAGAAAATTTTTACTGGAATAAATAATCGTATGTATGGAGAATATTATAAATTATATAAAATGTTACAAGAATATATTACAAAAGAAGTAAAAGATGTTAAATTATTAGATCAAATTTCACAGAAAAAAACATATCCTATATATAAAGATTTAGAACCATTAAAAAATTATGATTTTAAATTGGTAATTGACATGCAGCAAAATATAGTTCATATAATACAACTTTTAAGTGATTTTTTAATTATGAAACAACGAGAACTTGCAAATGATTCAACACACTCTGAAATTGGAATAAATATTGAAAATATAATTAATTATCAATATTATAGTAATGCATTATTGAGTGAAAAAATTATGATGTTTTCAAGATATCTAGATACTTTCCATAAACATCATAATAAATATTTAAGCAGACTTTATTTAAAAAGTAAAATGATGTTAGGAATTGTTAATGAAGATATTAATTTAAAACAAGAGGCATCTAATATAAATACAAAAATAATCAATAACAAAATTATTACACCGAAAATACTTACACATTCATTGTCGTCAATAAACATAGAAGAAGAAAATAATATTAAAAAAATCATTGGTTATGAAGATTCGGATCAAAATATACAAAAAGAATTTAATAATATATTAGAAAGTTTTCCGCTGATTCATAATGAAGGGTCTGAACAAAATATACAAAAAGAATTTAATAATATATTAGAAAGTTTTCCGATGATTCATAATGAAGGGTCTGAACAAAATATACAAAAAGAACCACATTTTCACAGTGAATACCCAATATAAATAATATAATTTTAGAATTTTTAATTCTTACGCGTTTTCATCTTTTTCATCGTTTTCATCGTTTTCCGAGTTTTCCGAGTTTTCCGAGTTTTCCGCGAGTTTATTTTTTTTACGAGTTTATGATTCTGTATTTTTGTTTGTCCTCCTACACTAATCGCGGTTCTTGGAATTGCATCAGTTGGTTTATTTGATTCGGAAAGAATTATTGGTTTCATTATACCTGTAATATAATTTGATGACATATCAAATAATTTATTTGTTTCTGATTGTAAGTTTTTAGCTTTATCAATACACGATAAATTCATAAAATCAATATTAATTATTTTTCCATCGTTACGAGCAATAGTTAATTCAATCGTAAATGAGTATTTACCTTCAATCTTATTTTTTTCATCCTTAAAACTTAAATCTTCAATGAACCCTCTACTAATATCCCTTATTTTGTAAATAATATATTTTTTAGAATTAATAATAAACGGTTTTTTATATGAGAAAAAAACATCTTTTATCACTCTAATATTATTGTTTAGAATATATTTTTTTATTTCATTATAAATATTAACAGTTAACCTATCTATTTTTTCTTGTATTTGCGCCTTATTTAGTGTTTCTTTTATAATTAAATTATTATTGTAATCATAAATAATTTTTACTTTATTATCACTAAACATTAATGGTGAATTTTTATCAAATTTTTCGTTTAAGGTAGCAATTAGTGTTATATACGTATTATTAATTGCTTGTTCATTTTTTTGTTCCTGAATTAATATGGTAATTTCATTATCATATTTTTTTTTCTCTATTTCACTCGTTCTTAATTTCAAAGTCAATTCTTGTTTTTTATTATTAAATTCTTTTAATGCAATTTGAGATTTTTCTAATTTTTTATTAGTTTTCATAAGAAGACTTTTTTTCTCCTCATTCATAAGATTTTCTTCATTTTTTATATTATTTTCATAAAGTTTAATAGAATTTAATCCTTTTTGAATTAATGAATTTAATGATTTTATTTCGTTTGTTGCTCTTTTTACCTCATTTGTGGTATTGGTAATATGTTTTTTAATTTCATCAATTATACTCTTATCTCTAATTACATTCATTTTTTTAATAGTATCTTGATTATCTCTAATAATTTCATTTTTCTCTTCTATAAATTTCTTTTTTTCTACTATTATTTTATTTCTCTCTTCATTAAAAAATTCTACCGCTTTAATAATATTGTAATAAGTTTTTATTATATTATTTTGAGTAATTACAATATCTTTACTTTTTTTAAATAAGTCTTCTTCATATTTAGTTAAAATATCTTTATTATCTGTAACTTGAATTTTATTAATTATTTCTTTTATAGTCAAATTGTAATTATTAATATTATTTTGTAATAATTTGATTTTTTTTAAAGACTCATTTATAAATTTAGTGAATATACTTTTAATAATTGTATATATTTTTTCTATTTCCTTATTAGACAAATTTAGTTTTTTTTTTAGTTCTAATAACTTATTATTATTATTATTATTATTATTATTATTATTATTATTATTATCTAACATTTTATAATTTATACTATTTTTGACAGTAAGAATTTGAAATGCATTAGTCATTTTTAAGTAATTTATAAATTTTTTAAATAATTCAATAGAAACAAATATTTTTTTATAATCTTTTATATTTTTGATATCCTTAATAGGGGTTTTACTAATAAAATCTTTTACATCATCAATAGTAAACCTTATGTTTGGTGTAATAAAAATATCAGTTCCTAAACTTATTCCTACACTTGCTTCTGTATTTACTTCCGCTGGTTCTTCGCTATTTTTACTTGGAGTATATGTAATATTACTATTTATTGGGGTTATGTAATTACCTTGTGTTTTTACATTAAATTGTAAAATACTAATCATGATTTAATATATTATACTCAGTTAATAAAATAATAATAAACCCATTATTAATTTTAAATATAAATATAAAATATAATTTTTAAACATTAGCGGAGTTCAGTGCTAAATGACTCAAAAATATTCCTTGTTGTTGTCTTTCACGCTGTTTTTCTGCTTGTTTTAATGTCTGAATCGCTTTTTTTTCTTCATCTAAGGAAATAATCCCATCTTTATTAGTATCAACTAATAATTCTATTTTTTTCATTCTTTGAGGGATAATACAAAACTGACTTTTTTCATTGAAAAAACCATCGATCAATAACCTGAATATTCCGGTTAATATAAACGCAGTAATAATATCACGCGTTGCGGTAAAAGCAATAGTAAATATTAATAATTCTCTTGCTAACCCATTTCTTAATGCTTGTTCTTGGGTTTTACTAAATCCAATATCAATATATTTAGAACTTACGTTCATTATAATAATTAATGTTCCCATTAAAAATTTACTTTGATTTAAATTTGTTAAAACTGAGTTAAAGTAAGTTAGTACCATCTTAATAATAAATAGATAGAAGATTTTATTTTCATTTTATATTTTATATTTTTTAATTAAATATATAAAATGTGTGTTGTATATGAAAATAATAATATCTTAATTTCATATAGGAATGAATAGTAGTTTAGGATATTATGAATTATCCACAACTAATAATACAATTAATAATGTGCAAAACAATACCAATACCAATAACAATAACAATAATAATGGAAATGGAACAGAAATTGATAAAAAACGTAATGCTCGTAAAACTATTAAAAATCGGACAAATATACAAAAAATGATAAAAACGATTTATGACCCAGTAAATGATGATTATAATAATGATATGGGCGATTTCCCGCCTAATGCTGAACTCACAAAAGTTCCACAAGTAGATTATAATAGTGAATTATTAAATAATAATAATAATAATAATAATATAAATCCTATAATAAATTCAAATTTAGGAAATCAAAATGAAGATAATATTAATAATAATAATAATAATAATAATAATGATGATGGAGGAATAAATACATCTGAGGGATTTAATAGTTTACCAAACACCTATGCGAAAGATTATTATAAACAGTATGTTCCATATTATAATCAAATGAGTCAAAATAGTGGTAATAAAGATCAATTATTAGAAAAACTGAACTATATGATACATTTATTAGAAGAACAACAAGATGTGAAAACAGGACATGTAATGGAAGAAATTATTTTATATTCATTTTTAGGAATATTTATGATTTTTGTAGTAGATTCATTTGCTCGTGCAGCAAAATATGTAAGATAAAAAATGAATTATGTAGTATGCGCAATACGATAAAACTAATACAACATCAGTAATTTTTCACTAGGAATACTATAAGATACATAATTATATAAAAAGAAAGCAGTTGGACTTTCAAATAGAATATCGTTTTTTTGTATTATAAATAGGTTATTTAAATAATATTTTATTTTATTATTATTGCTTGTATTTTCAACCAATAAAATAGTTGTTTTTAATTTTTCTTTAATTTTATTTAACGAAATATTAAATCCTGTAATAAAACTATTATTGTTATTTTGAGAATTATTACAATTGTTATCATTGTTATGATTGTTATGATTGTTATCATTATTTATGAACCCATCTATTGACATGATACATTCTAATGCTTCTTCACGTTCATAATACAAATTTGGTTTTCTAAATACATATACTGCAGATAAATAAGTTCCATTAATCACACCATAAATATAAATATTTTCAGTTTTAATCATATTTATAATATTACTTACATCTGGCATGATAATACAGTCAAAATTATGTTTTTGCGAATAAACAAAATCAAGTAATAAAGACAGTTGCGAAGAACCAATTTCAATAACATTTAAATATTGTTGATTTTGTGAAAATGACGATGATGATGACGTATTAAATAAAGATATATTTTTAATATTATATCCGGTTGTTTTATACGCGACCAACGGAACAATTGCATTTAATTCTCCTTCACGTTTAAATAAACAAACTTGTATTTTCTTATTATTCTTACGAAGATTATAGTAATGGGTTTCTATCATCTGTTGCGCAATTCCATGTTTACGATAATCAGGATGTACGCATAAATTGTCAACATAATATAATGTAAACGCTGGTTTATTTTTAAATGTAATATTCATCGACCGAGCAGTAATAACTGAAACAATATCTGTGCTTATACTGTTAGTTACTTGACCTTTTTCAAATAAAAGTTTATTCTTCTCATATAGTGTTAAATAAGATTCATGATTACAACATTTAAGATATTCAATAATATTTGTTTTTGTTGGAGAATAAGTTGTATTTGATGATTGTATATAATATATTTTTATAAAATGACATAATCTCTCTAATAAGGTATCTTTGATTTCTGAAATTCCATAACTTTTAATATCAATTATATTAGTATATTTATTTATGACTGGCATTTCTTTATTAATAATTCCGGATGGGTTTAACCAATATAAAAGATTATAAATATGGAATACTGGTTGTTGCGACCAAAATTTCATTTTAATTTTAATATAACCCATAAAAATAATGTAAAATGAAATAAATAAAAGAAATAATAAATAAATAATCCACATTAAAATGTTTCTATTATTGGTATTATTAAATTACTTTAATACAATAATGATATTATATTAATAAAATAAAAATAAAAATAAAAATAATAAAGTAATATATAATATAAAATGAAGTATAAAGAATTGTTTACCAAAACATTAAAATTATCAATTATAATACAATTTATTTCTGGGGTTTTAGAAATTTTTACATTATTTATAAAAGTTCCAACTAAATTATTGTTAATTAGACAATTGTTGCTTCTGGAAGTTATCGTTCAATTTATTGAAGCGATATTTTATTTATGGTTATTTTATAATTTAAATAATATTTTAGATATAACCCCAAAAAGATACATTGATTGGGTTTTAACAACACCGGTAATGTTAGTAACATTAATAATATATCTTATTTATTTAACTGATAAAGATAAAAATAAAGATAAAAATAAAGATAAAGATAGAACAAATTCGCAATCCTTAGATATTTTTAAAGTTTTTAATGAAAATTGGTATTACATATCTATTATTTTAATATTAAATTCATTAATGCTTCTATTTGGATATCTTGGTGAAACCAAAATAATTCCAACATTAACCGGTGTTATTTTAGGATTTATTCCGTTTATGATGTATTATTATTTGATATATACAAAATATGTAAGTGAAAATAAAGAAGGATTAATGTTATTTTTATATTTCTTCTTTTTTTGGGCATTATATGGTATCGCCGCGGTGTTTCCATATTATCTTAAAAACTCGTTGTATAATATTTTGGATTTATTTTCCAAGAACTTTTTTGGTATATTTTTAAGTTATATTATATTAACAGGGATATAATAATGTGTTTTTACTTTTATTTATATTTATTAAACTCATTAAAGAATTTAATAAATTATTTTTTATTTGTTTTACGACGCCTCATTGTTTTAGGACGCCTCCTTGTTTTATGACGTCTCCTTGTTTTAGGACGCCTTGCAAGTCCACCAGATGCAATTTTATCAGAAAGTAGATCTGTAGTATCTTCGTCAAGATTTAATTTAGCTTTAATTACGCTTTTAATTGATTTTTTTTGACTACTTACCAATTCATAGAACTTTAAATATTCTTTTGCAATATCGATCGGTATTTCTATATTTCTATCTCTCGATGGACGCCATTTACGAGCATGCGTAAAATGACTAACGTTATCTATTGTTATATTATTCCCCCATTTATTAAAATTAACGGGTCTTATAAAATTTAATAATTCTGTATATTTGTTATATCTAAATGATTTAATACCATTGTCGGGGAAATATTTATTTATTACAAATAGTTCTTGACTTGGTCCATCGTCCATATCATTTGTTTCAATATATTCATCCTCATCCTCACTACTTTCTATGTATTCATTAAAAGAGTTTCCTAGATATTTTCCTCTGGTTACGCCTCTATAAGTTGGACTATCAACACCACCAATGACTTCAATATGATAGTCTACTCCTTTTTTTAATTTATTTATAGGTATATCTTCCATAAATATAAGTGTTTATATATATTATATATATAAACATTTATATTTATAAATTAATTAATTTGGTTTTTTCAAAATGTAAATATATTGATTTTCATATTGACAACTTAACATATTAATTTGCGCATGTAAAATAAATCCTACTTCTTTTGCTAAACCTAGAATTGTTTTTTGCGTTTCCATATAGAATATATGTTCATTTTTACGCACTTCTCCATTTTTCTTTTTAAATGTTTCATTCAATACTGCAATATTATCACGTTCTTTCAAATCAAAATTCGCTTTATATTGAAATTGGTCGAATTCAACAACAGTTGAAGTTATCCTTTTATCCGTATAATCTTGTGGAGAAACTAACCCAAAAGGACTACCAGCAGGAACAACCGGGTCAAATTTATTGCGGTCAACTAAATGTAACGCTAAATGACTACCAGGCATTAACCATTTCATACAATTTTCAAAAAATCGCCGTTTATCTTTAATATAATAAATCGTAAAATATAAACAAGTAATGTGTGTAAATGAATCTGGGTTAAATAACATTGTGTTTAAAGCATCCGCAGTTTTAAAATTTAAATCAGGGTATGTTTTTTTTGCCATGGCAACCATATCAGGCGAAATATCAATTCCAATAGATTTAAAACCGTGTGCGTCTAAACTACTCACATGATGACCTGTACCAGACCCAATATCTAAAATATAACTTTCAGAAGAAGGGGATGTTTTTTCAATAATTTGTCCAATTTCAAAATCATTTTTTATTTTGCTAAAGACTAAATCATCGTAAATTTGTGTATAAAAATTATCATATACTTTTTGCCCTTCTTTGGAAATAAAATTTTTTGTTCTTTCTTCAAACCCTTCAAACGGATGTATTCCTACATTTGTTATAATATTTAAGATGATTAATGCTGTTAATCCATAAAATAATTTTTGAATAGTGCTAGATTTAATAACTCCTTTATATATTTTTTGAAAGAAGGATGACATCTGTATATGTATTATATTTATTTTTTTTGTATATTAAATTATTATATGAATGCTATCACTGAAATTAATGATAAAAGAATAGTCACAGAATTTAAAGGTGAAACTTTTTCTAAATTTCAAAAATCAAAGGTAAAAACAGAAATTATGAACAGTCTTATTTCTGCCAAAATCGAACAGGCATGTTACTGGTCGGCAGAATTAATATGTGCCGGTCATTATGTGGATTTATGGGATACCATTTTACTTTTTGTTAGCAAATATATTCATTTAGGAAATCCTAAACTTCCTATTTATATTTCTATGCGATTTGCGAATTTTAAAGAAATTCTATCTGGCGGTTTTGTGAATAATGAATTACAGTTACGGAATAACCCTAAAATAAGACGATTATTCGCAGAAGTTATTTGTGTATTATGTTTTTCAAGAAAAAAACATAGTTTTGAAGCAATAAAAATAAAAAAAATTGACGAGTTTAATATGTCACACATGGCGAGTAGACTGAAAGCACCTTCAATTAATTATGGCAATTGTATTTTTCGGAAAGATGACCCAAAAGAACTTTATATTGCTATAAATGAACTCGCATATCATGTTTCAAACGAATCAAAAAATGTCGTTACATCATGTTACTGGTTAGAATGGATATTAGAATTTGATTCTATATGTAAACAAAAAAAAGATAAATGTGTTTGTGAAAATCGACATTTCGCACCCGTTCAAACAAAATTTCAAAATGATACTATTTGGATTGTATGGGATGTTATATTAAATCAATGTAAAATAAAAAATAATCCAGTTATTTCTAAGATAATAAATGCTTTACTTGAAATGTTTAGCATAAAATTTACAAATGGAGTTAAAAAAAGGCGAAAATATATTATTTATTATGCAATTGCTTTATTAACTGAATCAGTTGATTTAGATATTATTATGATTAATAATAAGACCGAGATTGATATTATTGTTAAAAAAATCGATTGTATTTATAAAGATATCAAAAAAAATGAAATATCACCAGAAACTGATTATTTATTTTTAGGGATAAAACAACAATCGTCTTTTGATAAAACTATTGAAAGATTAGAAAAGGTTAATGAAATGATGGGTATTTAGAAATAAAATAATTATTATTTTATTTTATTTATATGTATATATAATAAATATTTATATATAATAAATGTCAATTAAAATCATAACAACTGAATTAGATAATACTACAACTGAAATAGATAATATTACAACTGAAATAGATAATACTACATCTGAAATATATAATATTACAACTGAAATAGATAATATTATACCTAACCGTGTATTTATAGTTCCTTATAGAAATAGAGAAGAACATAAAAATAAATTTTCAAAAAATATGAAATTATTATTAGAAGATATTAAAGAACCATATGAGATTTATTTTGCACATCAATGCGATAATCGTCCATTTAATAGAGGAGCTATAAAAAATTTGGGGTTTATCGCAATGCGTGATAAATATCCAAATCATTATAAAAATATTACATTTATATTCAATGATGTAGATACGTGGCCTTCAAAAAAAGGATTAATTGATTATACGACAAGAAACGGAGTAGTCAAACATTATTTTGGATTTAGATTTGCATTAGGTGGTATTTTTGCCATAAAAGGAGAAGATTTTGAAAAAATAAAAGGGTTTCCTAATTTTTGGGGTTGGGGATTAGAAGATAATACACTAAATAACCGTTGTATTGAAAATGGAATAACTATTGATAGGAGTATATTTTATGAATTTAATGATAAACGAATAATAAATGTGCATGTATCTCCTATACGTACACAATCACAGTATGACATTATTGTATATAATTCAAAAAAACATGATTCCTTAGAAGATTTAAAAAATATAAAAATGGAACTAAATAATGAATTTATTAATATAACCGGATTTGATTGTAAAATGAAACCAGAAAATCAAAGGTATGCTCCATTAGATGTTAAAAAAAGTAATGGAAAAATACCTAATATACTTAATAAACAAAGAATTTATCCAAAATTTATTTCTACCAAAAGATAATTAGAGTAAACAAAAAATAATTTTATAAATAAATATATATAATATAAATATGAACACTGAAAATATTATTACAAATACACCTAGTTTAAATTATAGTTCATCGAAACAACTCGCATGGTCTAGTCTTTTTCGGTATTTATTAATTTTTTTGATTTTATCATTTTTAGGAATTAATTTATTCACATATTTAGGTAATATTACCGAATACATTTTTGATATAATAAAACCTATAGTGAACTTTTTTGGTTATACTATTGCTGAAACTACAAAAACAACTATTAATTTAAGTGCAACTGGTAGCAAAGGATTAATTGACGCTGCTGCTGGAAGTGCTACAGTTGGTATTGATTTATTAGAAAAAGGATTAGGTAGAAAACAAATCCGAAATAATATAGATAATAATCAAAAAATGATTATGGATAATATTTTATCTCGTGCGAATATATCCAACCCAGTTCCCGATGATGCTGGTAGTTTAATTCAGTCTACTCAAAATAAAAGTAAATCAGGATATTGTTATATTGGCGAAGATCGAGGATTTAGAAGTTGTATTCAAGTAGGCGAAGGTGATATATGTATGTCTGGTGATATTTTCCCCACACAAGAAATATGTGTTAATCCGAGTTTAAGAAATTAAATTAAATTAAATTAAATTAAATTAAATTAAATTAAACTACACTGATAAATATTTGTTTTACACCTTTTTACATTTCAAACGCCGATTTATTTAAAAACAATATAAAGATATAATTATATAATTTATAAAATGGATGTTGCTAATATTGAAATAATAAAACTATATGTATCAAATATTAATGTAAGAAAAACATTAACAAGTGAAGAAGATGAAACTGGTATTACAGATTTAGCAAATGATATTAATACAAATGGATTAATTAATCCTATTACTGTAAGATTAAATAATAATAAATATGAAATTATTGCCGGACAACGAAGATACTTAGCAATGAAACAACTAAATAAAACTTATATTCCGTGTAATATTTTAAATATAGATACACAAAAAGCGGAAGAAATAAGTTTAGTAGAAAACGTTCAACGAAACCAAATGACTACTTGTGATAAAGTACGTTCTTATTCTAAATTATATGATGTTTATAATGGAGATATAGATAAAGTAATATCAAAAATACATATTTCAAAACAAACTATTCAAAAATATTTAAAAATGAAAAAATTACCAGAAAAAGTATTGAATTTATTGGATACAAATGGTGAAAATAAAATTTCAATTGATGTAGCAATTGAATTAACAAAATTGTCAAATAATATTGATATATTAGAAGTATTAAACAAATTATCTACATTAACAAACGGACAAAAAACAGATACTATAAAACAATTTATACAACAAGGTAATAATGATATTGATGATTTTGATGAAATAAAAGATAATGTAGTTCTTCATTATAATAATATTTCGTTGGCACCATCATTTCCTTATGTATTTGAAGAATTAACAAACAAACGCATTCGTATACCAGATAATATGTTTGATGAAATTATAAATTTAATAAAGATTAAAACAGATGGAAATATATGTTATTGTTAAATTTTATTTATTAAGTATTTTCAGCATTTTATGTAGTCCAACTATTTTATTATCTATATAACATATTTCAACTTGCTCTCTAAAATTAGGTGCCTTATGAATATGACATGTAGGTCTTAAAGAATTAAGAAATTTAATTAATTCCATAAATTGTTCTTTTTTATCATCATTATTATTAATTTTGGTTTCCGCCCATTTATTAACTTTTGTGTCAATCGCATTCTTAATTTCTTTAATTAATTTTTGTTTAATATTTTCACGAGTAATATTATCATTATCGCCTTTTTCCCATTGTAGGTCTCGTTCTAATACTTCAATTGAATATAAGCCACAATTATTTCTATCAACCAGTTTAATTTTATATAAGTCATCATCTTTAAAATTTTCTGGATATCGTGGTTTTCCCAACACTAATGATATATCGTCACTAACTACTATTGTAGGAATAACTGTATTATCTCCAAAATAATTTGTATTTATAATTTTACAATGAAATGTATTGCCATATTTTGTTTTTGCTATATTAATATTATTTTGATGACGTAATGTGCCCTCAATTAATAATGGGTATTCTTGTTTTTCAAGTTCAAATGTATTCATTTTGTCTAATTATAATAGATAGATTGTGTTTATATTTACTTCAATTTTTTATAAATATAAAATATTATATATGCCTACTCGTAAAAGTAATGATTATAAAATTACTGCTGTAAATTATTATTTAGTTGAAGATAAAACGCAAGAAGATGTTTGTAAAATTTTCAAGTGTAATCCAAGAAGTTTAATGCGTTGGGTTGAAAGATATAAAAAAGATGGTAATGTAAATATTCATTATAGAAAACCGATTGCTTATAAAGTGAAAAAGGAATATGTTGAATTGTTATTACAAGAACTTAAAAATAATAAAACCATTACGCTACAAGAATTATTACAAAAACTTAAAGATAAATATAAAGGTGTTGATTTAACAACTACACAAATTTTTAGAGTAATAAAAGACAATAATATAACTTTAAAAATCACAAGAATACGACACGAACCAGTTAAACGATTTGGTAAGGATATTGATATAAACGCAAACATCAAGAAATTTTATGAAGAAATAAAAAAGCATAAAATAGAAGATATTATTTGTATTGATGAAACAAGTATAAAATCATTACAAAAAAGAAATCACTGCTATAGTAGTAAGGGTAAACGTTGTGTTATAAAAACACAATCACAAGAAGTATTCAAGAAATATACAGGGATATTTGCTATTTCTGTAAATGGTGTTGAATGTTGGGATTTATATGAAAAAAGTGGAATAAATACAGATAGGTTAATTGAATTTTTAGAAAAGTTTATTACAGGAAAATATAAGAATAAATTAATTATTTTGGATAATGCGAGTAGTCATAGAAATCA